GATCGAGGTCACCGAGAAGGTGCTCGCCCGCGCATCCCGCGAGGTCGACGACATGCTGCTCTCGGCCACGTTCGACGTCGACCCGGAGACACAGCTCCCGACGGAACAGCGCGTGCTCCAGGCGGTCATCGCTGCGACGTGCGCTCAAGCCGCCTGGTTCGCGGTGACCGGTGACATCTCGGGCGCGGGTTCCGCCCGAGGGTCGATCTCGCTCGGCCCTCTGTCGATCGGCGGCAAGGCCACGACGGGCGCCGGCACGGCCGACTCCCGCCGCAGCCCCGAGGCGCTGTCCATTCTCCGCGCCGCCGGCCTCATCCCCGGTGAACCCGGGCACGGGTAGCGCCATGGCCCAGAAGCGCATCCCGAAGAGGCTGCTCCCCCACCGCAACGCCAGCGTGCAGCGCTACCGCGGGCAGACGGGCGTCAAGAAGGTCTACAGCGCAGCCGAGCCCATCGAGCGCTGCCAGGTGGTCCTGAAACGCCGTGTGCTCCGCAGCGCCGACGAGGTCACCCACATCTCCACGATGCAAGTGCACCTCGACGGAACCCAGATCGCCGCCCCGCCCGTCGAGTCGCTCATCACCGTCCACACCGGCACCCCGCACGAGCGGACCTCTCGCGTGCTGTCCGTCGAGCTCTACGACGACCCCGACACCTACTCGGTGCTCGTCCTGAACCTGGAGTGACCCCATGGCCCAGACCGGCAACGTCGCGTGGCGCGGCGACGAGTACTCCGCGCTGTTCAAGGACGCCGCCGCGCGCGGTCTGACGCTCGGCGCCGAGTACCTACTCGGCCAGGCGATCCCGCGGACGCCGCTCATGGACGGGCCGTTGCGCGAGTCCGGCGCTGTCGAGCCTGCCACCCCCGGCGACCTCGAAGCGATCGTGTCATTCGACACCCCGTACGCCAGACGTCAGCACGAGGAACTCGACTGGCAGCACGACGACGGCGAGGCGAAGTACCTCGAGCGCCCCCTCGAAGAGAAGGCCGACGAGATCCAGGGCATCATCGCTCGGCAGATCGGAGACATCCGTGGTTGAGCCGAAGCCGACGTACACCCGCCTCCTCCTGCTCGGCCTCGCCGTCGCCGTCGACGAGGCCGGCATCGCGAAGTGGCGAGACCCGGACGGGCCACCGAACGACGCGCTCTATAAGCCGGACGAGTTCGCGATCGTCCTTCAGCAGGCGATCCCCGCCGAGCCCGAATGGGCGATGTCGATCCGCGCCTACATGACCGACGACGACGCGCGGCTCCCCGTCGCGGCCACCAGCGTTCAATTCCGGATCCGGGTGGGCGAGGACCCCCTCGACGCCGTCGACGTCGCCGACGCGCTCCGCGACCGGTTCCACCGGGCGACCCACCAGCAGTACGGCGACATCACGATCACCACCTCGAAGCGCATCTCCTTCGCCGACCTCGGCGCAGACGCGAACGGCAAGGCCGAGGTCAGCTGCAACTACCGGTTCGTCGGCCTCCGAGCCCTGAACCCCACCAAGACCCTCCCCACCGGGGAGTAACCGCCCAACACGGGCACCCCCTCCCAACAGAAAGAAGGAACGATGACGAAGTTCGATGACATCGCGCCCACCCCCGGTGACGCGGGCGTGACGTACGAGTGGATCCTCGACATCGGCACCGGCACCGCACAGGCGCCGACGTGGCTGAACATCCCCGACATCACCGCATTCAACCCGGCCGCTCCCGCCAAGACCAAGGACGCCTCGACCTACGCCCACAAGGGCGGCACGGCGAACAAGAAGACGGGCGAGGACTTCTCGACCTCGTTCAACGTCCTCGGCATCAAGGACTCGACTGGTGAGTTCCAGCCGGAGCTCGTCGCGCTCATCGAAGCCGGCGACGCCAACGGCGACGAGAACATCATCCCCTACCGGTACTACCACCGGACCTCGAAGGTGCTCGCCTACCAGGGCACCGCCGCCGTGAGCTTCACGCGGACGAACAACGGCAACGACGACCTCGAGTTCTTCTCGATCTCGCTCGCTGGCCAGGGCGACCGCGTCAAGATCACCAACCCGGCCGTCACGCCATAGGGGGCCGCTGAACCATGATCGAACTTGAAGAACAGGGGCGGCGTCTCCGGATTCTCGTGGGTGGCGAGGAAGAGTTCCTCATCCAGCCCGCGGCCGGCGACACAGGGGCGGCTCTTCTCTCCGGCTTCCTCGGCATCACGCTCGACGTCATCCAGGGCGAGAAGCGCGAGAGCATCGAAGCCGATCTGCTGGAACTCTCCGTAGGCGTCGACAACGTCGAGCGGGTGCACCAGCTGCGCACCTCCGAGATCTACGACGTCACCATGGCGGCGTTCTTCTGGCAGACCGCCGGCGGGATCGAAGCGGCCCAGCTCTACGCGAACGGCGACCTCCCAAAAGCGCTGGACCTCCTGACCGAGCGGGCTGGACTGGAAGCCTCGCTGAGATCGCTCAGTGGGGTGTTGGAGAACCAGACCCAGTCACCGGCCGGTTCCCCCGCTACGAGTACCCCCTCGAGTACCGCGAGTGGCTCCAGCGCGGTGGACGCGCTCCCGCACAGTCGCCGGTCGATCCGGCAGAACCAGCCTCCGAGCTGACGTTCGACGCATTCTTCACGGCCGTGTTCCAGAACTGGGACGCGGCCGCGTGCGTCGACCTCCATCAGGTCTACGGCATCGACACCTACGACCTGCCCCTCGCTGACCGCCCCTGGTGGTGGTGGCGAGCACGCCTCATCGGACTCCTGTACGTCCCGACTTCCCGGATCGCGCTCTACCTGAAGGAGAAGTCATGACGTTCGTAGTGGGAGAGCTCGCCGCTCGGATCCGCCTGGACGGGCAGCAGGCTTTCGAGTCCAACCTCCAGTCCTCGGGCAAGGCATTCACGAAGCTCCAGGACCTCGCCAAGAAGGCCGGCAACGTCGTCGAGTCAGGGATGAAGGCCGCCGGCACCGCCGTCGACTTCCTCTCTGTCTCGACGATCGCGCTCGGCACGAAGGTGTTCTCCGCCGGAGCCGCGTACAACACCCTGCAGCAGACATCCCGAGCCGCGCTGAAGACGCTCCTCGGCGGTGCCGAAGCGGCCAACGTGCAGATGGATAAGCTCGACGCCTTCGCGAAGAACAGCCCGTTCTCCAAGGCCGTGTTCATCCAGGCCCAGCAGCAGCTCATCGGCTTCGGGTTCGCCGCCGACAAGGTCCTCCCGACCCTCGACGCCATCCAGCAGGCCGTCGCCGCGACCGGCGGCAGCAGCGCCTCCATCGGCGAAATCGCATCCATCCTCGCGAAGGTCTCGGCCTCGGCGAAGTTCACGGCCGAAGACCTCAACATGCTCGGCGAGCGAGGCATCGACGCGGCCACCCTGATCGGCGCCCAGATGGGATTCACGGGTCAGGAGATCCGCGAGCAGATCACCGCCGGCACGCTGGACGCAGGCTCCGCCATCGACGCCCTGACCGCCGGAATGGCGGCGAAGTTCGCCGGTGCTTCCGCCAACGTCAAGGGCACGATGGATGGCGCGTCCGACCGGGTCAAGGCCGCGACGCGCGACATCGGAGCGGCACTCGCCGAGCCCTTCGTGTCGAAGAACGGTGGCGGTCGCGCCGTCGACTGGGCGAACCAGGTCGCTGACCTGCTCCGCTCCGTCGAGAAGCAGACCACACCCTTCACAAACTGGGTGGTCGGCAAGCTCAACCCCGCCTTCGCAGCCACGAGCGACCTGCTGTACAAGGCGAAGGTCGCCGTCGACGCCTGGAACATCAACAACATCAACGGCCAGCTCGACCGGCTCGCCGGCTACGCGCCGGGCATCGGTCTCGTCGCGGGCTCCCTCGCGGCTTACGGGCCGATCGCCGGTCTCCTCAGCCGCGTCGGCATCTCGATCAATCCCGTCCTCGCTGGCATCGCGGGGCTCGTCGCAACCTCCCCGGAGCTGCGCGGCGCGCTGGGCGATCTGTTGGAGGAGATGAGCCCGCTCGTCCCCGTCGCCCTCAGCCTCGCGAAGGTGCTCGCCAATACGCTCGGCGCCGCACTACCAATCGTCTCCGACGGCATCGAGATCCTCTCCGACGTCGCCGGCCCGTTGGTCGACCTGCTCGCCGACATCCCCGCACCGGTCCTTCTCGGCGTAGCAGCGCTCCTCGCGCTGCAGCTGGGGCTCCGCGGTGCGACCGCGTCGGGCACCCTGTTCGGCGGGATCATCGCCTCCACGGCCACCGCCATGACTGTGCACTCTCGCGCAGCCACGGCAGCGGGCGTGCAGACCAGCTTCTTCGGTACGGCAGCATCCGTCGCTCGAACGCAGGTGGTCACCCTCGGCACCGCGATGAAGACGGCGTTCCTCTCGAACCCAATCGGACTCGCGATCACGCTCATCTCACTCGCAGCCGCAGGCCTCACGGCAGCGTTCGCAGCATCGGCGCAGGCCGCCGAGGACAACCGGCAGCGGATGCTCTCGGTGCGCGACACGATGAACCAGACCACGGGTGCCGTCACGGAGCTGACGGCCGCGAAGGTGCGACAGAACCTGGAGGACGACGAGGGTGTCCGCCTCGCGGAGGCGCTCGGTCTGAAGTTCCAGGACGTCGTCGATGCAGCAAACGGCAACGCGGCAGCTTACCGACGCGTGTCGAAGGCGACGAAGGAATGGAACGACGGCACGTCGAAGGCGCAGGAGGGCCAGAGCGTCCTCCAGATGGCGATGGACGGCACCGTGACAGCGGGTACGGACCTCCAGAACTCGCTCGACGGCCAGATCCAGGCTCAGAAGGACGCAAGCCAAGCGATCCG